TTATATCAATTTCTGGCATTTATAAATTTATAGAAGATTTAGGTTTTGTTGGTGTTGCTGGTTGTGTAAATTTTGGAATTTGTTTGTTTATTTGTCCTGGAATTAGTGTTTTAACATTTTGCATTACTTCATTCATAACTCTTGTTTTAAAGCCATCTGAAGAAAAATACCTGTAGGCAAAATAACCACCTCCAGCCATTGAAGCAGAAAGCAAAAAACTAAGAATGCTGATTGTTTCAATAATAGTCTTACGCATTAGATTTATGGCACTATGAGTATATAGTAACTATAAAGCCATGAGAGAAGCCATAATAAAAGCTTTTTGTCATACCATGACAGTTTCTTTATTGATTATTATTCCTACTATTGCACCTTTATATATTCTTACAGGAGTAATGCAGCGTCAGATAATTAATAAAGTTAATTAAGACCAAGGAACACCAGTTATTGTTGTAGGTGTTTTAGATTCTGTTATCTGTGCAGCAATAGATGTTTCTATTCTTGTAACTTCATCAGCACCTAATGCAGCTTTAGCCCATGCAATCGCATTATCTTTACTAATAGAAGCATAAGCAGTAAATGAACCACTGTCAGCTGCAGCAAGTCCTACAGAACCATAAGAAGAACCAGTATGATCTCCATCTGCATCACTGGCAGTCCAGTAAACAGTGGTAACAACATCAGATAAACTTCCTACAGTTTTTGTTGCATCTAAAGCAACTACATTCCAAGTAACAGCCATAATAAATTTTTCAATATGTATACATATTACTAGTTTTATTCTTCAGAAACACCATCCACTTTTTTAAGACCTTCAAGCAGTTTTTGATTACCAATAATCTTAGTTGTTAGTTGATTTAACTGTTGTTGTTTTGCTTGTATATTAGTTTGTATCTGCTGTGCCTGTTGTATATCAGAATCAAGAATAGATTTTGTTTCTTCGTAAAGTTCCTGTGGGGTCATAAAAATTTAATATGTAAACGTATTATATTAAGCTGATTCTAATGCAGCAAGTTTAGATTCAAGCTCTTGTACTGCTTTCATTAAATAAACAACCATTCCAGAAGGATTAAACATATACATTTCATCTTCCTGTTTCAAATAGGCTTCTGGAAATTTATCTACCATTTCTTGAGCTATAAAGCCTTTTGACTTAGCTGCACTATCATCTTCAACTTTAAAATTAAATTTTTGTGGATTTATATTTTTAAACAAACTCAATACATTTTCAGTCCAATTTTCAAAGTTCTTTTTAGATGCTACATCAGAAAAAGTTGTATTATATGAAGTGCTTGTACCGCTTGTTTGAATACTACCTACACGATCATTAGGATTTCTAAATAATATTTGATTTTGTGTTGCAGTTGAAGAACTACCAATATTGAGAGTTCTGCGTTGATTATTATCACTACTAAAATAACTTCCAAAATTTTCCCCGACTTGAGTTACTCCAATAAGAAGTGAACCATTTGAAGTTACACGAATACGTTCTGTTGGTGTTTCATTCAGACAAGTATGGATAGCCATGAACGAATCTTGATTAGATGCTGCACCTACCCACTCTCTTTCTTTACCAACGACAATTCTACCTCCCGAAAGATTCATTCCCGAACCGCCAGTCCTTGCAAAGTTAAAATGCAGTTCATTTGTCATTGCAGAACTACCAGAGGTGGTGTCTCGATTTTGAAATTGATGTATTGCTTGTCCGTTAGTATCATTACGAACAATTAAGCTGCCGCCATTAATATCAAGCTTGGTACTAGGACTTGCTGTACCTATACCTACATTCCCAGACGAATCTATCCTTATGCGTTCACTTGAAGCAAATTTAAGTGTGAGTGCAGAAACACCATCGCTACCATCATGTAATGCTTGTATAACTGCATCATTAGAACCGCCATTTCTTCTTGAAATAGAAATAATATTTCGTAATGTAGTCCCTCCATCATGAGGCTCTCTTAAATGTAAGATACTATCAGGAGAACTTTCGTTAATACCAACGAAACTATTTTGAGCATTTATAAAAAATGCGTGAGTATTTGAATCTGATTCAATTCTAAAATCTACATCCGCACCACCTTCGTTGAATATTGTTGATGTATTTCCAAGCTCTAATCTCTCAACACCAGCAGTTGCAAAATTAATAGTATTCGGAAATTGACTAAATATTCCTGTATCTAAATCATCAGAAAAAGCGAGTGAGGGAGTATGGGCTGATCCATCTGCTAATAATATACTTCCATCAAGACCTAATAAATCTACAAAAGCATTATTAGCAGCGTTTCTTATTTGTAGTTTTGATGTTGTTGTATTAGCAAAAAGTTGAAAGGGATATGTCGTACTGGGTGCGGACGATCCAGAATTATTAGTAACTATCGCCTGTAAAACACTATTGATGTCTGAACGCACGTTTTGGCCTGTGGAATTATCTATCACATAATCGTGTTGGCTCATTTGACTAATATCTATACGTAACCATATTGTAACCGAAACTAAGAACCCCGCCCAAAGCCTGTAGCAGCATATTTAAAGTTTCTGTTTACATGACTAGATCCATTTTTTATATCTATATCGAAACCGCTTCCTGTGACGTTTGACAATGTAAAGAAATCACCTGATTGTGCATTTTCTATAGTAATTCCAATAGAAGGTAAAACAGAATTAGCAGCAATGCTAGTACCAGATTGTCCAGTGAAGAAACTATTAGTGAATACAATTGACTTCGTAGAAGTGCCTGAAGCAATAAATCCACCACTTGAAGCGGCTGCATTTCCTAAACTAGTTTCTGTTCTGCTATCTATTTCTGCTTTATAACCTAGCTGGTCAATCTCAATACTTTGGGCTGGATCATCTGTATCCATATCGCATCTAAATTTAAATCCTCTTGCAACATAAGTACCATTTACAAAAGGATTGTATTGAGTAAACTCTGCTGAATATGTACAATTACCGCTGGTGGTTAAAGAAGTTGCAGAGGTTAATGTAAAAGTATTTGCATTTGGTACAGATTTAATTTCATAGTCACCATCAACACCTGTTCCAGAAGTAAAATCAACAGTAATAAAACCACCAACGCTATATCCATGCGAGGACTTAGTGATTGTAATGGTTGTACCTGATATTGCATATGTGGCCGATACTGACAAATCAGGATCAGAATTTGTTGTTGCTACTAATAATTTTGCATTTACATCTACTGCTGTTGCTCCGTCAAAATCTGTCCAACTATCTATATTTGCTGTTCTTTTATCAAATAAATCATTGGCGTAAAAACCTTGTGTAACAAAATGTCTCAATAGATTTATAGGTTGTATTCCTCCTAAATCTAAAGTGTTAGCAAAAGTATATGAACCTGAAGTAGCTGTTATTGTTCCCAAGTTATCAAAATCTGATATCTGATCGAAGTCACTTATTGAATCTATTAATACACTTTCACCTAAAACTAAACCATTTACTGATGAGTCAAAACGACAATTGACCTTATCGCCAGCAAAAGGAGTTGAATCTAAATCTTCTCTATCTGTTAAAACTGTTAGTTTTGGTAATACATCAGGTGTTATAGATATTAATACAACAGAAGCATCACCAGAGCTAATTCTTCCACCATCATCTTTAAAACGTAGTAAATAAGTTCCATTTACAATATTAGGAACAATACTTTCACTAACTGATCCTGGAAGCTGTGGTATTACGTCAACTGAATTAGTAAAAGTTGCCCCCAATGTCAGGTTAGAACTACGTATTACTACTGCACCACCATGTAAAACATCAGTCTCTGTTGATTTATCAAAACGTAATCTTACAAATTTATTATTCAAAGGTTCGATTTTTACATTCTTAACATCTAATGGAACTGCTGTTTTACCTATAGCATCAAAATTTAAAGTTGCAGGTGTTCTTGAGGGTTGATTAAGGCCATTAAAACTAAATACTCTAAATTCATATTGTCCTACATCTGTATTAAATATCTCAACATTACTTGATGGTGTATCAATAGTTTTAAAGTCACCATTATTAGCTCTATATTGCACTTGATATTTTGAAACTCCTGCTTGTGTCTCCCAATCTAATATTATTTTTGTAATAGCTTTATTGTTTATAACAACAATTTGTTCTCTTGCTTGTAGACCACTTGGAGGTTGTTTAATTTGCGTTAAAGTTGTTATATTTCTTGTTGGTAATGGAGTGCCATCTTCAACAAAAGCATATTTTCCTGAATTATGTTCTAAGGCAGAAATTGTATAAGTTAAATCATCATTTTCTTGAATTGATAAAACCCGCCATGTTGTTGTTTGTAATGAAGATGTTTCTAATATGTATGGGGCATGTTGATTTGGTGCTTGAGAATATGCAGAACTAACAGTAATTGTTCCAGAATTTATTGCAGTTATATTTTTTGTTTCTAATGAACCATCTGGCAGAATTATAGATAATGTTGGACTATCTGATAATGCAGGTATATCAGTATTTGCTGTATCATCTAAAACTACTGTTGTTGTATTAGTAACACTTTTAAGTAGACCTCCTCTTCTAACACCAGCTTTAAGAGTATCAGAAACACCAATAATATCTCCTGGGTTTATTAAACAACCTGCAGCAATAGTTGTAGTAAATGAAATTGTTTGTCCAGAATTTTGTTCATTAAACAAAAACCATTTTCCTAATCTTGATGCCTGTCCTCTTGAAGTTGTAGCAAATGCCTTTATATTTTTTACATGTATTCCATACTTATTTTGTGTTGTAGCATCAGCTTCTACTGTTTCTATATCTAATTCTTGGGTTGTCATATCTAAATAACTAACATTTATAACTGTATGTCTTGTATCTAAACTAGAACCAAAATAATTAAATCCATCATCAGTTACATTTGCATTATTAAATATATATGAAACATTTTTTGGTGCATCTTGAGATATAGCAATGCCAGCCTGTGCATAATATGGCATTACTCTCATTACGCTACATAATTCATTAATCACGGTATAAGCTTCTTTAGCTTGGGTAATGTTTACAGAAGTTGAGAAACGTGGCTCAGTAGAACCTGTACCAGATCCATCATCTACTTGCTCTCCACAATATTCACTTACTGTTTTAAATTTAAATTTATCTAGTGCTGTTTCTGGAATAGAACAACCATAACGTGTATTAGACAACAAATCGTATAAAATCCATGCTGGATCTGAACACCATGCTTTATCTGTTTTAAATTGTCCATTCCATATACCGGTATATGTTAAAGATCCATCAGCTAAATTTACTGTTGCATTAGAAGGTATTTTAATTTTTATACCACGTATTTTATAAACTCTTTTAGGAACTCTTGGAAACTGTTCCGCATTAAACCTAAGTGCAACATGTGCTGTATCTGGATACGCATTTTGTTCAAAAATTATGTTAGTTGCACTATGAAATGAAAACGCATTAACAAGTTTAGAGTCTGTACTATCTGCTGTAATTCTTTCTACTCTTATCTGTACAGGAAATGATGTAGTAGATCTTAATTTAATTAAATAATCTCTAAAGTATGCATTTGTAGATCTTCCTTTTACTGTGTCAGTTATAACTGTTGTTGTTGTACCATTATTTTCTATTGTTTTAATAACTAAATTAACTTCCGTACCGTTTATATCTCCATTATCCTCAAATTTTTGCATTGAAGGAAATCTTAAAGTTGCTCTAACTGCGTTTATATTTGATTGATTTACAGTATGCGTTACAGGAGTAGATGTTGTAACTGTTGTACCAACAATAAATTCAGTTTCAATATTTTTTATACCATCAATAAATGTTTGATTAGAAGAACCTAGACGAAAATCAAAACCAACATCTTTAAAATTAAAATCGCTATCTTGTGGTGATGTATTACTTGCTGCTTGTTGTAATATTTGCGTTGAATTTAAAAATATATCTTTTTTAAAAGCATTTAAATATGCTACAGATGTTTTATCTGTAATACCAGCTTTTGATGCAGTTGCACTTCCTTCAATAATTCCTTCTGAAATAGCCTCCACGATAGTATTGAATTGCTTTGAGGATAATGCACCAGATGGTAAATCAGGGTTATTAAATACTGTATTTTGTGAAAATTCGTTTATAGCCATTAGTTTGTACCCTCTACTTGAATAGTATCAACACCATTAGAGACAACGATTGATCCAACCAAAATTTCACCATAAGCAATATTCAAAGGAACACCACTATTACTAATATTTGTCAATCCTGTGAAAGAATAGTTAGTTGCTAAAGCCGAAGGATCTAAAGAATCTTGCCCAGTATCTCTATTACGTGTATCTTCTTGAGGAGAAAGTATATTATTAACACCACTTATTATTAAACTTGTTGCTACATAAGAGACAACTGTACTGATTATTACAGAGGTAATATATTTTTTTGCTGCATATTTTAGTGCAAAACCTAATACTATATTAAGAAAATTACCATGAACAACAGGTATTATTTTTATATCTTGTTTAGTCTGTATATTTAACAAATCAGATGTAATTACTTTTGCTCCAACAGTAACTACATATATTTGTTCTTTCATGTGTTCTTCTAAATTTTTGAAATTGCAAAGTAAAAAACTGAAAGCTTCTCTTGGACTGTTTATATCTGCATAAAATTCTGATTTTCCTAGAAATTTTCTAAGTTTTCCATATACTGTTATTTTCTTAAGCATCTATTTCACTAGGCATAAGTATTACTATTTTATCTGAATCTGGTGAAACTAGATAAAAAGGTAAATCTATTGATTTACAGCTATATTTATCTTGTTCTGAAAATTCTAAAATATTCTGTGGGTGACTATGTACTATACCTATAATTTCATCTACTTTATCTTCTACGTCTGCGTAGTCTAAAGGTTCAATAATAAATGATTCTGTTTTAATTTCATTTGCTACATTTCTACATTTATAATATTTTTTTTCACCATTTTGTATAGCTAAAATACCGCATGATTCTTCTGGATTACATTCCTGTGCATGTTCAATAGCTGCTTTTTGCCAGTTTTCCATTATGAATTAATAAATGTACCAACACCAGGAAAATCTTTTCTTGTTACCTGTCTTTTTGGTATACGTAAATTTGTTTTATCTAAATCTCCTTTTAATTCAAATTCTACAAGTGTTCTATTTTCTGTTGACTTTCTATTGATTAAATAAATTTCTCTTGGTAATTCATCTGCAGATGGAGTGCCAAATGGATTTGTGCCACTAGAAAAATTTACATTATCTAATGCATCTGCAGTCACCATGATTCTTGTTAATTTTGCATTTAATAAGTCATTGTGAGGTGTGACTAAATTACATAAAATTAATAAATCTGTAACGCTAATTACTGAGCCAGATCTAGTAATACCACCCATATTTGCCATTTTTAAATTTGGTCTAGGAATTTTGCCATTGCCAGATTTTTCAAAACCTTCACATGTAATAGGAAAGCGTTGATAAGTATTACCCTGCCAAACAATATTTCCATTGTTATTCATATTTATACCGCTATGAAATCTAAATAGAGTTGGCACGTTACTTGGATTACCTGTTGCATAATGCAAGCCCTCTACTAGCTGCAATTCAAACAACTCAAGAATTGAATTAGGAGTCAGTTTTTGTAATTCTGATACTGGTATTGCCATTATGGTTCAAATACCTCTTCAAATTCGCATGTAATAGTTGCTCTATTAGGAACTCTTATTAGTTTTCTATGACTTTTACAAATATATTTTTTAGCTGCTGATTCTCCAGGTG